ACCCTAAATGATATTGCATCAGGTTTAACAACATCTCTTGCTTATGATGGTCAAACAGCTCCTGTAGCTAACTTACCTATGGCTACTTATGCTCATACTGGAGTAGGTAATGCAACTGTGCGTACTATGTATGCTGCTGCAGGTCAGGTTCAAGATGGTACATTTCAATTTTTAACATCCGTAGCTGGTACTAATACTATTACTGGTATTGCTGCTTTATCTATGTCAGCTTTAGCTGCTGGACAAACATTTAGATTTGTAGCTGCTGCAACTAATACAGGTGCAGTTACACTTAATATTAACTCTATTGGTGCTAAATCAATTACCAAAAATGGTACAACAGCTTTAACAGCTAATGATATTTTAATTAATTCTGCCATAACAGTCATTTATGATGGTACACAATTTCAATTATTAAATCCGGCTGTTTCTATTCCAGCAGGCGTTATTACAATGTGGTCTGGTACTATTGCTACCATTCCTTCTGGATGGTTATTATGTAATGGATCTAGCGGTACTCCAGATTTACGCAATAGATTTATTGTTGGTGCATATCAAGATACTTCTGGTGTTGCATATACTACAATTACAGGTGCAGATACACAAACTGGTGGCACTAAAGATGCTATTACAGTAAGCCATACACATACTGTAACAGATCCTGGTCACGTTCATACATATCTTGCTAAAAATAGTAATTTTGGAACAACATCAGGCCCTGATGCTCACCCAACAATGACAACAACAAGCGAAAATACAGGTTCTGCTACAACAGGTATTAGTATTGCATCTGCTGGCTCTAGTGGTACTAATCAAAACTTACCACCGTACTATGCACTTGCATACATTATGAAGGCTTAATAATGAACGATATTAACCCTGTATCATACGGAAAACTAATAGGCAAGGTAGAGTCTTTAGAACATAAAGTAGAAAGCCTTGAAAAAGACATAAAAGAGCTATTAGAATTAGCCAATAAATCGAAGGGCGGACTGTGGACCGGCATGATGATCGCATCATCTATTGGTGGCTTTATAGGTTACTTTATGCACCTGTTTTCAGGAAAATAAAATGAAACTATTAGCCTATATTACGGTATTAGCTGTTTTATGGGTATTGTTATTAGAATATCCTTATGCTCAAGAAACAATTAAACAAATGAGCATGAAAACAGAAGTAGGCGAAATAGTACTTACTACAGAAGAATGTGCATTTAAAAAGATGGGATTACAAGGTTATGAGTATGCAGCTTATGCTACTGAAACAGGCCATGTGAATCACGAAGGATGCTGGAAGTCTGATAGTTACGAAGGAAAGCATGCGGTATTTATATACTTTCCAGAGATTAACCAAACAGCAGTATTTGATGCTAAGTTATTTCAACCGAAAGCAAGTGTTTAATGTGGATAACCGAAGATTCTATCGCAGCTTTATATACCGCATTTATACAAATAGAACCCTTTGCATCTATGCCATTTCCACCTGCCAAGCGTGTAGAATTTGTGGTATGTAATAACCCTGAACTATACGGACAATACGAACCAGAACCACACACAATAACAATCTCATTAGGTAAATGTAGTCATTTAGATACTGTTATAAAAACGCTTTTACATGAGATGATTCACCAAATTATCTACATCAAATATCCTAAATCAGAAATATACTTATCCCATAAAGGCGAATTTAAGCGTATGCAACATAAGGTTGCTAAACAATTTGGATTTGATCCGTTAGAGTTATGAAAATACTAGAAAAACTTAAAGAATTTTTTGCTAAAGGCCCTACAAAGCCTAAACCTAAAACTGACACACCTGAATTACATCATCACAATCATGGGAGTTCAACAACATAATGGGTAGCTTAATCTCACTTATATTACCAGCATTAGTTCCTGCATTTACAGATGGCGTTAGAGGTATCTTTGCCAAACTTACAGGCGGAGCTGGCGGCCAACCACAAAACATGCAAGAACGCATAGATCTTATACAAGCTGAAACAGAACGCTTAAAAGCATTAGCTCAATTAGACACACCTAATGGCGAACCTTCTAAATGGATTATTGATCTTAGAGCTTGCTATAGATACGTTATCGTATCATTCATACTTATAGCTACTATCTTTGTTATCTACTCACCTAGTGTTTCTGTAGCTGTTGTAAGCGTATTTCTAGATATGACAGGTGCTTGTATGAGCTTTATCATTGGCGAAAGAATGTACTTAGCTATAAAAAGATGAAATTACGATTAGAGAGGTTTGAATATGGAAGTACTTATACAATCGGCAAATTCTACATTGATGGTGTTTATCATAGTTTTTCTTTAGAGGATGTAGTAAGAAAAGAGGAAAAGGTAAATGGACAAACAGCTATTCCAACTGGCACTTACCCTGTCATTATTGATCTTTCTGCTCGTTTTGGTAAGCAACTTCCCCATGTATTAAGTGTGCCTGGCTTTGAAGGCATTAGGATTCATCCTGGCAATACATCTAAAGATACAGAAGGCTGTATCTTACTTGGCACAGCATGGACAGGCGGAGATTTTATAACCAATTCTAAAGTAGCTTTTAATACTTTCTTTGACAAATTAAAGGAAGCTCAAACTGCCACATTACTTGTATGTTAGATTATTTACTTTGTAGTTTGCTTTGTGCAATAGATCATTTAAAATATGTTATTGCAATCTTAATTATTCTTATAGTGTATAATAATGTAACTCAACACTAGGAGAGTAACTTGAAGATTTTGCTCATAGATATAGAAGTAGCACCAAACACAGCTCACGTCTGGGGTATCTTTGACCAGAACATCTCAATCAATCAGTTACTAGAATCATCCTACACTTTATGCTATGCTGCTAAATGGTATGGCAATCCTAAAATTATGTTTGACTCAGTTCAGAAGTCAGGCAAAGATAAAATGTTAGCTAATGTCCATGCCTTGTTAGATCAAGCAGATGCAGTCGTGCATTACAATGGAAGTCGTTTTGATATTCCTATCCTAAACAAAGAATTTCTTTTAAGTGGTATGCCACCACCAAGCCCAGCTAAACATATAGATTTATTACAAGTAGCTCGTAGGCAATTTAGATTTGTTTCTAACAAACTAGACTATGTATCACAAGCTTTAGGTTTAGGTGCTAAAACAGCACATGAAGGCCATACGCTATGGTTAAAATGTATGAATGATGATCGTAAGGCTTGGAAGATCATGGAACAATACAATAAGAATGACGTTATCTTACTTGAAAAGGTATATAACAAGTTTAAAGGCTGGATCAAGTCACATCCAAACCATAACGCATATTCTCCTGATGTATGTTGCCCAAATTGCGCATCACGCAAATTACAAGCTAGAGGAACACAAAGATCAAGAGTTGCTGTATATCAGCGTTTTCAATGTCAAGAATGTGGTAGCTGGTCTAGGACTATAAAAGCTGAAAAGAAAAGTAAAGAATCGTTAGTAACTATTTAAGGACTAATATGGCAATTACAGCACAACAAATATGCGATCACCTTATAGGCAAAACTGTTGTGTCAGCCGAATTAGACTATGGCGATAATATTATTATTTTAGAGCTGTCAGATTCATCATACATAGAAATAAGTGGCGAAGAACTATCTATATACGCTGAACTTAATCAAGATGATGATACCATTCACTAAATAAAAAAAAAGGGCTTAAACAGCCCTTTATGTTTGTTTAAACACTATTTATTAATAGCTTTAAGTAATGCTTTTGCTGCTAACCTAATTCCTTTGCCTTCATCCCAATCTGGCGCACCATCTCCAGCATACATATCGGCATCTTCTAACAAATCAACATACCCTGGATCATTTAAATTTTCATAAATCCAATAATGTTGCTTTGTAGACTTGACTACTTCAGGAGTTGGTAGTTCTCTCCATTCATGGTCATTGAAGAAGGTTTGAGGGATTCGTATTAATCTCATAACACTCTCCATTTGTTACTGTACATTCATTTTAAAACATAATTGTAAATGAATTATTATTAAATTGTAACAAATTGTAACAAATTGTTAATAAAGTGTTAATAAAGTTTTAAGTACCGTCAAGCCTACGTTAGAGGATGTAATAAGTTTAGTATTTTTAGGCTTTCTACTAAACGTGTAGTAATTACCAAATCTAGGTACTTAATCATCTGCCATTTCAAGACGTTGTAATTGAGCAGCAATATCTTGTGGAATTGCAACTTCAGCTTCAGCTTCTTTAATTGCTTGTTTCTTTTCTTGTAAGTAAAAGATACATTTATCAATATCTAATACCATATCACCTTTTCTACCGGCTCTTAAAAAGTATTTACCTGCATTCCACATAAGTGGATCGTTAGGAAAATAAGCCTTTAAAATATCAATTGTTTCATATCCGTTCACAATATAATGTGGCGGTCTGTTTACCAAATCAACCATGATGTCCCCTTAAAAGTAAAAGATCAATTAATTCATACACTCCAACAAGCAAACCGATTATACCACCAAATATTAATATCCACACAAGCCATTCAAGTATTTTTTCTAACATATCTATAGTCCACCTTCCGCTTCTGTTAAACGTTTACTATCATACTTACTTAATCCTTTGTATTCTTCTACTGGACTGCCTGCTACCAAAGGCGTTATTTTGATGTGATGAGTCGTATTTTTTAAATCGTTCAAATACGATAATTGATTAGGATGAAACGACCATAAATAAGACTTTAACAAATCACCTGATTTAACATCATATTCTTCGTACAAATAAGCCAAGACAGTTTTCATTTAATATCCCCTAACCTTTTTTAAAGTATATTGAGCATCTTTAATGCAAGCTATTTTAGCCCATCTAGGATCGCCTTGTGTAAGAGTTTCTATAATATCATCTAACGCTAGTATAAGATCATTTATATCAGATGCCATTTTACGTCTAATTTGCATCTCATCATCTACTTGATCTTGAACTTTAAGCAGCCATCTATTCATAGGCGTATCTTCGTTCATTTAAGATTCTTTTCCGCCCACATCATATCTGATTCTAATTGATTGTCATTGTATTCAGGTTTAGTAGCATTATAAACGCCTACTAATTTTTGGCTCATAAGCTCTCTAGGAACTTCTGGAATATCTCTATATCGTGCAGGCCTAACAATAAATTTAGAATTGTGCTTATATACAGCTACAGCTTCTGCATGTCTATGTATAAATCTTGATACTCTTTCAAAGCTCATCATATACTCCTTAATAAAATATCATCTTACCTATTTTTGTTTTCTTGCGTTTGCCAAACCATTGAGCTTTTGGCGCAATAGAATCATCATGGAAATATAAAGCATTTGCAACTGGGTTAGCATGTTTATGATAAACAATCGTATCAATAACCAAAAGTTTAGTCTCCAAATACGCCCTTTCATCAACTGGATCGTGGGACTCATCTTGCACAGCAAACTGATTATTAGCATAAACGACAGAACATACAGAATAACCCCAGCGACCAGTATGCAACCTATTGCGAATAACATTGATAACCCCTACCTTTTCTTCTAATGAACGAGTATTTACTTCGTGATAAACAGCAGTAGCATAACAAGCTATATCTAATTCTAAATTTGTCATATCCATATATTACACAGCCTTCTTTAATGGTTTTACTGTTACCCCAAAATGACTAGCAGCGTATAATTCACATATAAATCTAAAGAAAGGAGAATAGACCATGTGGACTAAACCTACTGCTACAGAAATGCGTTTTGGCTTTGAAGTAACCATGTATGTAATGAATAAATAGTTATAAATGATAAGGGAGACACCATTAAAATGGAACGTCTCCCAAGTCATCTTCAACATCTGCACCCTTAGCAGATTCTTGTGTTCTTGGAATCACTTGTTTACCAAGACTAAATTTTAAATCACCTTTTTCAGGTCTATCAGTAATATTAATATAATACGGTGTATTAGGCTGTATATCTTCAGGCGTAATCATAGTGCCTTGATAATCTGCCATCCAATCTTCAGTCTTTCTTGTGTTAGGTCTTAAATATGCAACGCCTGGTTTAGGTATAAATGATTCTGCCATATATTACTCCTTAGTATAAATTGGTTTACGTTTCCATCTTGTTGGTTCTACATCTGTTTCTACAAACTCCATGAATTCTAACAACAAAGGCTTATACCAGTCAAGCCATTTCTCATCTTTCTTTACAAGCTCAACTGTAATGCCATTAGGTGTCCATACACTAAACCATCCTTGATCTCTACCGGTGCAATGTATTTGCATCTGTACTTGGTAATAATAACGATCAGGCATAGTAGGGTAAAACTCCATGCTAAAAGGGCATTTAAGCTCTACAGGATCATCATTAAAGTAAGCATCAGCACTAGCACCCATAGGCAAACTGTCATGCACTATAAGTTTATTGCCAGGCATACAAAAGTCACCCATCTCTTTTTCAAAAGCTGATAAAGCATCTCTTTCATGTAAAGTACCCCAAGCTGTAGCTTCATTACCTTCAAAAGGTGGTTCACGCATAGTCATCTGACGCCAGAGCTTTTGTCTTTCATTGACAGAAGCCCAAGCATTAGATGCTGTTACTATGTTATGCCTACGATTGTCTAGTAGGTGACTCATGCAGACTTTTTAAGATCATTAGCATACTCACGCAATTCTTCTTGAACTGCTGGTGTTAAAGCAAAAAATGCTTCTTTAAGCTTACCTTCTTTACTAGCTTCTACAAGTTTGTTTTTAGCAACTGTTAAAGCAGCTTCAGTAACCACTTCTTTAACTGGATTACTTTGTTGGTAAATAGCATTAACAACTTCATTAGCTGAAGCAAACTCAGTACCACCAATACCAAGACAAGCCAAAGCCCTACCGATAGCAGAAGTTTCACAATTTTCCACATAAGATGTGCCATTGATTTGACTTGCTTTACGAAACTCTTGTGCATGGCCAGTAGCAAATACATGATTCTCTCCATTATCTTTATGTTGGCCAACATAGGCTTTAATAATACATTGGTCATCATCAATCTTTACAATTTCAGTAGTAAGAAAATATGTAGGAAATTTATCTCTAAACTCCGCAACTCTAAGAGCTACTGTTTTATATTCTTTACCTTTGATATTTACGATTCCGTTACTCATTCACATTCTCCTTTACATTTACCGCAGCAGATTCTAGCATTTCCAGTTCTTGCATCACTTGTTGGTAAAACATCAGTTGATCCATATTTAGCATCCATCCTATCGTTATGATCTTTTAAATCTTGGTTGATTAATTGTAACTGTTTAAGTATTTCTGATACAGGCTTTAACATATAATTCTCCATGCAAAGTATGCTACAAACACAATCATAAAGCAATATATAAATTTAGTCATCATGTTTCTCCTGCTGATCTAATAAATGTTCAGCTAACTGTTCTTGTTGTTCAAGACGTTCCATATCGTCTAAATAAGCATCAGGATCTAAATGTCTTTCCATTATATTGCTCCTGCCAATTTACCCATTACATATAGGCATAATGCAATGTAAAAATAAAACGCTATACAACTTACGATCATAGTCTTTATACTCATGTAATTCTCCTAAGGGTTAAATGTTGCAATACCCATATTAATGGCATTTTGAACCATGTCAAGTATTATTTAACAAAATACTAGAAATAAATTAGTTTGCTTCTAGTAATTGTTTGTGGTAGTGTTTTGCTTATGGAAATCTTACGTTTTGTTATATTAGATGAATTTGACGGAAAACCGCTTAGAGCCTTTAGTAATAGGGCATCTGCTAAATGGTTTCTTGAGAATAGGCCTGATTGTAAGCTCCATGTGTTACCAAAAGCAAAATCTGTGCCAATGACAGATTTATATGAAGAATGTCTATTTTAAGGAAAAATATGCTAAAAATTAAGAACTGGGAAAAGTTTAATCTTTATAGTCCTAAGAATCCAAGATACCAAAAACGCATGACCTGGTTTAAATTTTACGGTACAGATTACATAAATAATATTGAAATACATAAGCTAAATTTTGAACAAAAAGCTATTTTAGTAGAGTTATGGTGTTTAGGATCTGAAAGTGATGGAATATTGCCTGATAATTTTGAAATATCTTTTAGGCTTCATTATCCTTCTGATTTTATTGAAAAAATTGTAGGTGAATTACATGCTAGAGGTTGGTTAGAGAATTACCAGCAGTCTGCTAGCATAGAGAAGAGAAGAGAAGAGAAGATAAGAGAAGATATAGTGTTGGATAAATTTAATGAATTTTGGGAAGTGTGGCCAAAAGGAAATAGAAAAGTTAATAGAGTTGGTTGCTTAAAATTGTGGCAATCTCAAAAGTTAGAAGAAATTGGTGACAAAATTATCAATCATGTTAAAATCATGTCAGATACAGATTGGAAAAAAGACAACGGACAATGGATACCTATGCCAGCTACATATTTACGTCAGGAAAGATTTAATACAGAATTAACTCCTAAGCGTAAGAGCTGGGAAGGTGGAGTATGAACTTAGGAGATGTAATAGAAAAACTCACAGTAACCCAAGAAACTGTTAAGGAGTTCT